AGTTTGTGGTCGCCACCGACAGGCGGCATCATCGTCATCGTCATCGGGGCAGCCGCGAAACGAAGATCTCGGGAACGATGGCACCGGGGTTGTCGGTCATCGACACGAGTCGGGTACCGACCGCGTTTGCGTAGGAACGCGCCTTCATCTCCCATGCGATCATCAGGGTAGCGTACTTGGCGACGGTAGCGAGGTCACCGGCCGCGCGAGCGCGGAGCGAGCGGCGCAGGCTCAGGTTGCGGTGGGTGGTGGCCTGGTTGAGGAGGTCGAGAGCAGTCATCGTCTTGTCCTTTGCATCGTGTGTCTTGGTACCTCTCAATAGTGCGCCTTCCGGGGCCGGTCGTCAAGTCCCGCAAGCAGGATTTCTAGATTTATTTTGTGGGGTCCCGGTGCTGCGTATGGGCCTGGGCTGATGTAGGGTAGAGACAACGACGAGAGGACACGATGATGAACGTCAAGACTTGGGAAAAGGTCGAAGAGCCGAACGACTGGACGGGTGAAGTGCACATCCGCTACATGCGTTTCTACTCCAACACCGACCGCACCAACCGCACCTATTCGCAGGTGTACGAACTCGCGGGACGAATCTATTGGTCAGCGAACATCTACATTGCTTTTCGTCCCGACCTCTCCCGCCTGGTGTCCGGCCGCTACGCCGCTGTCCCCGGTGCGCTCGCAGTGGCGAAGATGCGCGCCTCACGGATTGCGCTGGACGCGCTGCGGAAGGCAGAGACGCGGCGACACGCCGTGTAGGTCAACCGAATAGCGCCCCGGACCAACCAAAGGTCCGGGGCTTTCGTATGTCCAAAAGTCAGAGCGGTGCTCTCGTCTGTGCTACCGTGACTCGATGAGTGACACGGTGATTACAAGCGAATCGAGAGGTGACAGCCATGCCTAGCAATTGGCGATTGGCGAAGAGTCTCGTAGTACTCACGTCAGAAATCGAGTACTTTTTCCCCGATACGACCGTTTGGGATATTGGCGATAAGGCACACCAGAACTCCTGGTCAAGCCACAACCCCAATGTCTGCTGCGATGTCGTGTGCGCCGTGGACGTTCTTCCCGATGCAGGGCTCGACCTCCCGAAGTTCGTGGCGCACATCGTTGCGAACCCACACCCGAACCTGCTTTACGTGATCTTCGACGAGCAGATTTACAAGCGTCGGAATGGATTCAAGCCAGAGCCATATTACGGTGTCAACAGGCACAAGAAGCACGCGCATGTGAACGTGGGCAACGGACCGGACGGACGCAGCACGAGCGACTACGACAGCACGGCATCGTGGGAGATCGATGATCTCGGAAAACCGTCGAAGCCTTCGAATCCGTCGAAGCCGAGCAAGCCGAGTACCGAAAAGAACAGGTTGGGGGACAAGATGCCGACGCTCAAACGCGGTAGCAAGGGAACCGACGTGCGCCGTCTGCAAGGGCTGCTCACTGCGAACGGGTACAAGACCGCCATTGACGGCATCTTCGGGCCGCAGACCGAGAAGAAGGTGCGGGCGTTCCAGTCGAAGCACGCGAAGCCCGTGGACTCCATTGTCGGGAAACTGACCTGGAATGCCCTGCTGGGTGTTTAGGTGCTGCCCGAACTGAGCCCTGAGGTATGGACCGCAGCGGGAATCATCGGGGCAGCGCTACTAGGCGGTATTGTAAGAAAGGTGTGGAATCCCTTGCGTAAGTTCGTCGCAACCGTCGATGCCATCGCGGGCAGGCCGGAGCGCTACCCCGGTGACGAGGAGGCGCAGCCCGGACTTGCCGAACGCTTCGACAGGATCGACAAGTCGATCAAGGGCGTCAACGAGAAGCTGACGGCGATGCGATCCGAAGTCGACGCCGTGAAGACGCACGTACAGAACCTGGAAACGGAGTGCCCGTCATGAGCGGACCACGCGCAACCATCTACGCACTCGGCGCGGCGCTGATCGCAGTGTTCGCCTACTACACCGGAGCTACGTCGGAAGAGGTCGCGCTCTGGGCTGCACTGCTCGCAGCGACGATCCCGTTCGGCGCGCTCGTTCTCGCGACCGTGAAGACGTGGCCGCGCAAGCCGAAGGCGGAATCTGATAATGCCTGAGTGGTGGCTAGTCGCGCTGGCATCGCTCGCGGCTTACCGAGTGACACGACTAGTCACCTCCGACAAGATCACGGAACCGATTTTCGATCGGCTGCGGTTCGGACTCGAACGCCGTTGGTACGAGAAGCACGGGCCGATCGGATCTGATACGCACTTCAATTCGAAGCTGGCGTACCTACTCTCGTGCCCGTGGTGCCTCGGATTCTGGGTGTGCGGCGTGTTCACGGTGGTACTATCGGTGGCGTATGGACTCGATTACCCGATACTCACATGGTTGGCGATGTCAACCGTGGTCGGATTCTTGGGACGCATCGACGGGGATTAGGGCAACACATGGGACTTCCGGCGTTCGGCACTACGCTCATAGCGTCCGCTTCTGTGCTGTCCCCTGTACGCGCCTACAACCCCCAGTACACGTCCGTACAGGACCAGCTATGGGACTACTACTACCGGCTTGAGGAATTCTCAGCTGCGGTCAACTGGAAGGGCAACGCGCTCTCGCGCGTCCGGCTCCTTGCGGCTGAGTACATACCTGGTGGTGACGAGCCGTTGCCGATCGCCGAAGGACCGGCCGCCGACGCGGTAGCTCGGCTCGCCGGTGGCATCGGTGGACAATCACAGCTTATGAAGCTCATGGGGATTCACTACAACGTCCCCGGTGAAGGCTGGCTTGTCGGCCACGAAGACGAAGACGGCGAAGAGATTTGGGCGGTCTATTCCGCTGACGAACTCCGCGTGCGCGAAGGCGTGTACCAGCTCCGCGTAGGCGAGTCGCAACGCGCTTGGGAAGCGCTCGGGTCTGACACGATGGTGGTCAGGTTCTGGCGTCCCGACGAGCGGTACTCGTACCGCGCGACCTCGGTAGCGGCGCACGCGCTCGGGTCGATGAGCGAGCTTGATCTCATCAATAAACGTATCGTGGCTGAGACCGTATCGCGCCTGGCGTCGAACGGTATCCTGCTCTATGACCGTGGCAAGCTCTCGTTTCCGCAGACCGCGAACCCCAGCGGTGTGGAGGGGCAGGACCCGTTCGCACAGGTGCTTGTCGAGGTCGCGTCGCGCGGTATCAAAGACGCGATGAGCGCGGAAGCGGCGCTCAAGTTGCCCGTAGGCGTCGATCTCGGGGATAACACCGAAACCAAACTTGCCGATGTCATGATGGCGCTCGACTTGTCGAACCCCATCGATGACAAGCTCATTCCACAGCGCGAAAGCGCGATCCGCCGTCTTGCCACAGCGCTTGACCTTCCGAGTGACCTGCTCCTCGGCGTGTCCGGCATGAACCACTGGGGTGCGGCTCAGGTCGAAGAGTCCGGCATCAAACTCCACATCGCGCCTGACGCTGAAATGATCTGCCACGCGCTCACGAAGGGGTACCTCACCCCAGTGCTCCGCGCGGGTGGGCATGACCTGATCGGCCCCAACGGCGGCCGTATCGTCATGTGGTACGACCCGAGCGAGATCGTGCAGCGTCCCGACAAGTCGGATGACGCGATCCTGGCGTATGACCGACTGGAGATCAACGGTCGGGCGTTGCGTCGTGAGATCGGCATGTCGGAATCGGACAAGCCTAGCTCTGCGGACCTGGACGACATGACCGATAAGCTTGAACGTCGCAGCATGGGCGCGGCTGCCATCGCGAACCCTCCGCAGGCGCTCCCTGAAATGGGTACCGAGTCAACGGAAGGTGACGCAGGTGCAGAAGATCCTGCGAACACGCAGGCGCGGAACCCGGGTGAGGTCTGATGGCAACAGTCCCGCTGCAAACGCTGGAAGAACTCGAACTCAGCTCTGAGGAGTTCGAGGCGCTGGTCATGGCCGGACTCACAGCCGCGATGATCGAAGTGATGAACACCGAGGACATCGAACGCGCGTTGCGGCATGCCGATCAGACCGCGATGGACGCGATCGTGACGATCTGGGCTGCGTATGTGGCTGCCGAACTGTCACCTGCGCTTGAGCTGAACATGCTGAACGCCAGCGTTTCCACGATCGCGCATCTCGCCGAAGCGGTGGGCAATCCGCTTACGCTGCTCGCTGACCAGCCGCTCGACACCGAGCTGTACCTACAGCAGGCAGTGAACCGCCTTGTCGGCATCGGCGATGCGCTGTGGTTCAACGCGCGTGCTGCGCTGGTCGAAGGCACCGAGCTCGGTGAGTCGATTCCGAAGCTCGCCGCTCGTGTCCGTGACGCGGTTGGCGTGACTGAGGGCCGGGCGCGGATGATCGCTCGAACCGAAGTTCACGGGGCAAGAAATACCGTCGCCATGGGCACCATGCAGCTGTTCGAGTCGGCATACGGCATCCCCTCCGGTGTCATGCGCAAGGAGTGGCAGGCGACCGGGGACACGCGCACGCGCATAGAGCACCGAGAAGCGGACGGCCAGACAGTCGCGTTCACAGAACCGTTCATGGTGGGAGGATTCCCACTGGCGTTCCCGGGCGATCCGAGCGGCCCGGCTGCGCTCGTGATTAACTGCCGATGTGCAACTTTTGCGGTGTTTGACCCCAATGACCTGAACTTGAACGACAACGGCGCGGTACTCACGCTGAACGCCGCTGCCTACGAAGAGGAGCAACCCATGCCTTGGGAAATCCAGACGGGCAACCCCGGTTGCGACTCGGGGGAGTTCGCGGTGGTCAAGATCGAAGACGGTGAAGTTGAGGGCTGTCACAGCACAGAGGCCGAAGCTCAGGCGCAGGTGACCGCGCTGTACGCGTCCGAAACTGAAAGCACCCCGAAGGCCGGTCGACGCATGGCAGGCATTCACGGCCCGATTGTTGTCGAAGGCCGATCGACCGGTGACCGCAGACAGTTCGGCCTTGAGTCGCTAACATGGCAGGCCCCCGGCATGACGGCTTCGCTTGAGATTCCGCTCGGGTACCAGTACGAGCGCGGTCACGGTGCCACGGGCTCCGACCGCGTGGAAACGGTGGGTCGACTTGACTCTGTGGAACGCACCGAAGGCGGCCAGCTGTTCACGCGGGGCATGATCGACCTGAGTACGCGTCGCGGGCGTGAGGCTGCTCGACGCATGGGAACCGAAGACGAGCCGGGGACGCTGGCGGGCGTGTCGATCATCGTGGACGAGGACCCGGACGGACCCGGCCTTACGGTTGAGTACACGTTCCCCGCCGAGTGCGACACCGAC